GTATAACTACACTGGCAATAGCATTATCTGGAATAATTTCACTAACACTGACAGGACCAAGTCCTGTGCTTAATACTCCCTGCCCGCCATTACCTATAACATTTGTGAGTGTGGCGTATATTTTGTCTTTTCCCCCTTCAGGAATTACTCCTGAACTAGGTATAGTCATAATTTTATTTTGCGCATTAAAGTAATTGCCTTCACCAGGCGTAAAAATTATTATACAATTTACGCCAAGATATTTGTTATTACCAGTTACTAAAGAACCGATTTGTTGTGGTGTTTCGGATGAGTTTTTAAAATACCCAGTGCAACTACTACTACCAGCTGTGACCTGTTCCCAGTAAAGATCCTGTAAACTAAATCTGTTAAAATACTTGTAGTAGAAGTGTAAAAGTTCCTTGGATTTAATTTTAGGTAAAATTTGATTTTGTATTACCCTATTAATATCCTGGTTAGTGCTAAAACTAAAGGTTATACTGTCATCAATAATATCTTCTTTGAGAAGAATACCATCTTCGTTAAAAATATTAGTAGAACTATATCTTCCTGTAGTATCAGCTGTATCTAGGAATCTACTTGTGCCGCTGCTAGAACGATTAACTGCTTTAATTTTGCTAATACTACTGAAATTTGCATAGGGGAAGGTATTATAATCTTCTCCTGTTACCATACGATTTTGAGTATAGTATTGTTGTGGTGCTCGGCTTCTAATTTCTTCTATAGACTCTGCAGCCAAGGCATTGGCCACGGTATACTTTAAGCTCAATACAACTGTTAGGGTCTCATTTCTTCCTGTAGAACTAACGTAGGGAATATTTAAATTAATATTCTGCATTTCACTTGGCACAATTTTGTAGGTTGTGCCTGCACTTTGTCTATAAAAAGCTGTAAAATTGCCCTGTGGTACTGAACTAAATGTACCATCTCCAAATACTAAACTTACCTGATCCCCGGCTCTAGTTGTAACCTGATAGCTTTTTTTAGCGGCGTTGTCGTTATATATAATATTGGGCGCCTGTACTGATAGTACCTGGTTCCATTCGTTGGTCAAGACATTGTTACTATTTCTTTCAAAAAGCCAGACATCGTCATTATTAATATTGTCAGCATTTATGTTAAGCAAATTATTAGGAATGCTTTCTGTAATACTAAAATTAATACTGTTTAACACCCCCTGCTTAAAATAAACAAAAAAACCGGTGTTGTTGCTAGCATTGCCCTGTCCGTCATTTTTGTATAAAATATTAAACAATTGACCTACTCTAGGACTTGCTTCATAGATATAGGTTTTATTTACGCTAGTGGCGCTAACAAATTCAAAGGGTAATTGTGTTCCCTCAACTTCTGCGTCAAAACTAAAAATAGGAAATATATCGCTTGGGGTGTTTAGGTTGTATTCACTGTTAACTATACCACCAATAGTCTGACTGTTACTAGGTCGTCCAACCTTTTGTCCACTAATAAGTGTAGCATTCAATATTGTTATAAACTGTTCGTACCAATTTTCATTTGTACTATCGTTCCAGTTGATGTTTAAATTAGTGAGATCATTGCCATCACTGTCCCTAAGCGGTTGCGTTGTTCTAAGACTTTCTATTTTCAGAAAGCCCTCAGCACATCTATTTCTCTTTGGTGCATAACTTACTAATTTGGCTAGCTTTAAAACACTCTCTCGACGTTCCGCGGTGTCAATAAAATTTTCTCTAGCGTTTAAATCCGTACGAAAAGCTAGGCTCTGTCCTAGAAATGCTATCATATCTATCAGTGCTATGTACTCACTGCTTTCTATGAAATCGTTAAAGTCTTCGGGATAATAGAGCTGTAGATATTCTATCATTGACTTTCTAAGAGTTTGATAATCATAACTCTGAAAATCAGCGTTTCTAAAACTTTCGTAGACTCTTGTCCAGTCCTGATTTACCAATAGACTATTTTGTCTGGTAGTGTTTGCCATATGAAAATCCAGTTATTAATATATTTATGGGTTTAAAAAACCCAAGATCTAGGCGGTGTCTAGCCCAATTGATCTGTTATATTGTATTTTTAGTGTGTCACGTTCGTTGGTTTTAATATAAATTAAGTCTAGCTCAATCTGAAAACCCTGCTCGGCCTGAATCACACTGATATTTTCCGCAGCTATCCTTGGATCGCTACTAATTATTCTGTTGATGTCATTAATAATTTTATTTTTAGTATCAGCATCAAAAGGTTCGAAAACCATATCCTGTATGATTGTGCCATAATCAGGATTCATTAATTTTTCACCTTTACGAATATGAAAGCTATTATATAGATCCTGTTTTGCCAACTGAAAATCTGTCAGTTTAAATCTCTTTACACGATTTATTGTGCTAAAACCCTTGTACTGTGCCATTTTATGCTCCTAGTTTATTCTTACTTTCTGATGCTGCGGCAAGCTTGGGCGCTGCACCTTGTACAGCATATACACCGTTGGCGTAATAGTTACCAACACCAGTTCCGTAGGCATCGCTAGCATTGGCCTTGCCATTATAAAACTTTGTGGCGTTGCCTGTGCCACCTAGATGTGATGCAGAAAGTAAACCAGCTACTTCTTCCTTGCTAGTAGAATCAGTTATTGTGCCATTTTTCTTTAGAGTATTGTAGTTACTCTGTGTGTATTTGTACATTACATCTTCTTGTAATTGTTTGTTATTTAAAAACTCATCCCTACTAGCTGGTTTCCCAGGCCCGCCAATCCAGACGCTGGGGTCTTTTAATTGAGCTTCCGTGGTTCCTCGTTTGACCAATCCCTGATCTACTAGGGCTGCTGCGCCCATCTGATATTTGCCAACATAACCCAGTGAGTTAACAGTGTCATATTTTCCCGAACTTTCTGTGAATCCAGTCTGACCAAACAGGGCCTTAACTTCCGACTGTTCAAGATTTCCTATACCGCCCTTGGGCTCTGGTTGTCTACGTAGGAAGGCTTCAGGAGCTTGTTTTTTAGGATTAGCATATTTTGAAGGATCGGGTTTCCCACCACCTGTACCACCACCTGTACCTCCACCACTGCCTGTGCCTGAGTTACCGCCGCCACTGGCTGAACTGCTGGCGTTGCCTGAACCTGAAGCTGAACCTCCACGTTTAGCTTCCTGTTGATTTTGGTATTCCTCTTGTGGATTCTTAGCAGTAGTAGTACTATTCCCTGCCGCAGCGGCAGCCTGCGCCTGTGTCTTGCTTAAAGATTCTAATTCGCTTAGTGTTTTTCTTGTATAGGGCTCGTGAGTAGCTATATGTGTATTAATAGACTTTGTTTTGTTAGGTTGACTTTCCCAGGCATCATTGACATATTCTGTTTCTGCGTGACTATTTTGAGGTAATTTATCAACTATAGGAGCTGAGGCATTACCGCCACTGTTTATATTAACTGGGCCGCCTAGTATATTAAGTGGACCAGTACAGCTAAGTACTCCCTTGCCACTGTTCATAATTAGACTATTTGTATTAGTGGTTATGTAGTCTTTACCGTAGAGATTAATACTATTATCTCCTCGTATTTTCACACTGGCGGTGCTTTCTATATGCACTCCATTTTTGCCATACATACGAATATAATCTGCATTAATGTTCAAACTATTGTCGCTGTGTATCTGTATGGGTCCGTGACTACGCATATTGATACCAAGAGCACTGTAAACTATTACTTCCCCTGCTGGACTTAGTTCTACCCAGCTGTCGCCACGAGCATTACTGATATAGATAAATTCCTCGTCGTCCTGGTCGTGCATTACTATCTGATGACCCTTGGCGCTGCGCCAGCGTGTAAGTTTGCTATTACCAAACAAATCACCATCGTCCATAACAAAGCTATGACCGCCACTTCTCACTTGCGTGGCGAAATCTTCGATTTCAAATTCGCCCTTTTCTATTTGGTCTTTTAGTTGCTTGTTGTTGGCAGGATCAGGGGCTGGTCTGCCTGGCGTGCTTATACCAAACACACCGTTAATAACATCTCTATTAGGGGTGGAATTTATAGGACCACGAAGTGGATCACGGTCTAGACCTTGGTTAATATATTGTTCTGCAAGATAGGGATTTACAGGTTTAGCATTTTTAAACCATCCAGGTGTAAAAGCAGTGTCCTTGCTGTCGTTGTACTCCCCTGTGGGATAGTAACCGTTGGGTTTCATTCGTGACTTAAGATCACTAGGAATACTATCAGGATCGATACTAGCTAGAGGTTCAGCTGCGTTTGCAGGTATCATACTTTTACCCATAAAATCACTGATACAAGCGAACCAGAAGCCGTCTGAATTTTTACCGTTGGGGAAGCAGCATAGAACTTTATTGCCTATGTCTGGTGGAGTCATAAACATACCATAACTCTGTCTAGTATTTTC